AGGCTCAATTCGTGTTCAGCAGTCGTCCGGTGGAAACAACACGCTCGCGTGGGGCTCCAACTGGAAGTTCGCGAACGGTACGGTTCCTGCTCTGACCGGGGCTGCCAGCGCGGTTGATCTCTTCGAGTTCGAGGTGATCTCCTCGACCTTCATCGCGGTCGTTCCTATTCAGGATGTGAAGTAATGCCTGTTCCCGGTATTCACAACGGGATGATGCTGGCGAGCGGGGGGTATAAAATCCCCCGTTCCCTGCGTTCTCGTCTCAACACTTGGCTCTCGCGAACCTACACCACCGGCACCGGATCCACGACCCACTGGGTCTCCATGTGGGTCAAGCGTGGTCAGCTTATTCCCGCCAGCACGCAAGTTCTGTTTGGTGCTGCTAATGCTACGACCAGCTCCGACCTGATGTACTTCTTAGATGATCAGTTGAGCATCGTACATAACAATTCGGGGGTGAACTTCGGTGTCCTGACGACTACGCAGCGGTTCCGCGACACTTCCGCGTGGTATCACATCTACTACGTCCACGACAGCCGTGACGCCACCGCAGCCAACCGAATGCGCCTGTGGGTCAACGGCGTCGAGGTGACCTCGTTCTCGGCCCGCACGAACATCGCGACCCAGAACTCCACCCTCGCGTCGTGGATGTCGAACAACGCGGACCCGCACGAGTTCGGGCGCAACCCTCGCGGTGGTATTGACCCCTACGATGGTCTCTTCGCTGACGTTGTGTGTGGTCAGGGAGGTAACCCGCCTCCTGTGACCACCTTCGGTCATATCAATCCTCAGACGGGCGCGTGGGTTCCGAAGAAGATTGGGACCGGTACGGTAGTCTTTGGGACGACCGGGAACGGCTTCTACCTCCCGTTCTCGAACAACACCTCTCTATCCACTCTGGCGGTTGATGCTTCCGGCAATGGGCGCAACTGGACCTCGAACCACTTCCTGACGGGCGTGGCGAATGATAGCCTGACGGACAGCCCGACAAACAACCACTGCACCCTGAGCCCTGAACAGCCTGCCCTTGATCCTCTCATCGGCGGGCTGGCAACGTCATGGCTAAACCTATCGTGGTCATCTAGTGCCTCGGCGTGGGTGTTCAGTTCAGGTAAGCTGTTCTACGAGATCGAGGCTGGCGTCCTCGCGTCGAGCCCAACACAGTCCATCGCCTTCGGGTGGGCTCGGTTTAACACCAACAACTTCCCTGGCGGGTACTACGCCGGATCGGTCTCTGGTGGGTATGGGGTGGTGGTGAGTACCACCAACGTTCTTCCATACAATGATGCCATCGCTTTGACGGCATCTCAGATCACCGGGACGTATGCGACGGGAGCTAAGTTCCGATGCGCCATCGACTTCGATGCTGGCAAGCTCTGGTTCGGTACGACGACGGCGTGGTGTGGTGGCGGTAACCCGGAAGCGGGTACGAGCCCAACCTACACCTTCACGCCGGGAACCCCTCTGGTTCCTGTGCTGTCGGCGTTCAACACGCTGGCCTACATCAACTTCGGTCAACAACCTTGGCAGACGACGAGGCCTCCCAACTTCCTGCCGATGTGTGCTGAGAGCCTGTCACAGTCCACGATCCGTCGTGGGAATACCAAGTTCGACATCGCTCTGGCCACAGGATCGAACCTCCAGACCGCCGTCAACGCCCTAACCCCCGCCAAGGACCTCCGGTGGGTTAAGAACCGCTCGACGGCTGGAACCGGTCACGTCATCTGGGACAGTGCCCGTGGAGCTACGGCTCGGCTGGACAGCTCGGACAGCTCGGCTGGCGAGAGCACGTTCACCTACGGCAACCTGACGGGCGGTGACAATTGCGTCGCGTGGGTGCTGGAGAAGGGGGCGACCACCGGCTTCGACATCGTGACCTACACGGGGAACGGTGTGGCTGGTCGGCAGATCGCGCATGGTCTGGGGGCGACCCTGGAGATGATTATTGTGCGTCGGCGCAATGGTGCCGGTTCGTGGCGCGTCTACCACTTCGGGGCCAACGCGAACCCGCAGAACGGCTGTCTGTTCCTTGAAGGGACACAGGCGTTCACCACCGCGTCCATCTGGAACAACACTGCGCCAACCTCCTCAGTGTTCACGGTGTCGGCAGACCCGGACGTGAACGGCAACGGTAACACCTACGTGGCCTACCTGTTCCACTCCGTGCCCGGCTTCTCCTCCTTCGGGTGGTATCAGGGCAACGGATCAACCAATGGTCCGTACATCCCACTGTCGTTCCGGCCTCGCTGGCTCATGGTTAAGCGGGCCAGCGGTGGTGTGGGAGATTGGACGATCTACGACACCGCTCGTGATCGGTTCAACGAGACTGCCCTTCGTCTCTTCCCAAACCTCGCGAACGCTGAGACGACAGGAGTGAATTACGATCTCTACTCGAAGGGCTTCAAGCCTCGAAACAATATCGCGTCGTTGAACAACACCAACGACATCTACGTCTTCGCGTCTTTCGCTGAGATGCCACGCAAGTTCTCAAACGCAAGGTAAATCAACATGTTCATCCTGAACGGTAAGCCCGTTTCTGACAACGGGTTCACCGCTCCGGTGCTTGTTGACGGCGAGATCGATGCGGTCCAGTTCCCTCCGGGTTGGATCGCGTCGGCCTCCGTCAAGGAGCGCGAAGCGGTAGGGATCATTGAGGTCCCCAATCCGGTTCGTCCTGACGACCGGTTCTTCTTCGTCACGGGCAACCCTGACGGAACGTACACAGCCACTCCTAAACCCCTTGCGATCCTCAAGGACTTGAAGCGCAAGGAGATCAAGGATGCCCGCAGGGCTGCCGAGAACGCCGGTACGGAACTCAACGGCATCAAGCTGGCCACCGATGAGGCGAGCCAGACGAAGTACAACGGTGCCGCCCTGGCTGCCGTCCTCGACCCTCAGTACTCCGTGAACTGGAAGGCTGAGGATGGCTTCGTCACCCTGAGCGCCCCGCAGTTGCTCGGAGTGGCTCAGGCGGTTCGCGCCTACATCCAAGCGCAGTTCGACAAGGAGGCTGACCTCCTCGTCCTTGTGGACGCTGCGGAGACCTCCGACGACCTGAAGGAGATCCGGTGGTAAACAACGATCAGATCGTCACAGCGGGTGCCATAGGGGCCGTAACGTCCCCGGCATGGCTCCCTGCGCTGTATGAAGCCAGCCATATTGCTGGTGCTGTCGCTCCGATCTTGGGTGCCGTTTGGTTGGCTCTCCAGATCGGCATCAAGATCTACCAGACGTTCTTCAAGAAAGAGGCCAAGGATGGCTGAGAAGCTGGACGACCTCCACGCTGCCATTACCTCCGTCCTGCTTGACCAGATCAAAAACGGGGAACCGAACGCTGCCATGCTCAACGTGGCCCGTCAGTTCCTCAAGGACAACAACGTCACTTCCGCTGTGAAGCACGACGCCAACCTTGCCGCCCTGTCTCAGGCTGTTCCGTTCTCGGAGCATGACGAGTACGGGCTGCCCCAGTAAGGATTTTCTCCATGGGTATTCTCGTTCATCGCCTCGCTTCTGCGGCGGCAACTGACAACTCCACCCTCATTCGCGTGGGTGCCAACCGGCTCGTAGGCTGGCACGCTCGCGCCTCGGGCACTGGCGTGAAGTTCATCAAGTTCTACGACAAGGCCACCGCCCCTCTCGTGGGGGATACTCCGATCCTGACCATCGGTATCAGTGCTGGTGATATGTCCGAAATCATCCTCCCGTATGGGGGCATCATCGTCCACGCGGGCCTTGGCTACCGCATTACGAACGGCGCGGGTGACGCAGACGCGACCGCCGTGGCTGCTGGTGACATGACCATGAACATCTTCGTCGATGGCTTCCCCATCTGAGCCTCACAGAGCCCCGTAGACGGCCAAGGAAGGCTTTCAGCTACCCTTGTAGCTGATGGTCCCTCCATGGGCCTCTACGGGGCCTCTCCGTGTCAGGAAACGCATGTCCAAGCCCAACCCCATCCTATCCGACTTCAGGAACTTCCTGTACGTGGTTTGGAAGCACCTCAACCTTCCAGACCCTACACCCGTCCAGTACGACATCGCACAGTACCTCCAGCATGGTCCGACCAGGTCCATGATCTCCGCGTTCCGTGGGGTGGGAAAGTCGTGGGTCACCTCGGCCTACGTGTGCTGGCTTTTGCTGAATGAC